GAGCCTAAGCCTGATCCCAAGCCTGCTCCGAAAGTTACATCAGCACCTAAAGTAGCTCCTAAAAAGGCAGACTAATGGAGATCTTTGAAAAAAGAGGTAAATGGTGCTTTCGAGATCAGAAAGGTAAACTTCATAAGTTTGATAGTGCTGAAGAAGCAGTTCAGGCAGGCGGTTTAGTTAATATAGATATTCCGCTTCCTGAAGTACGAGAATATGACTCCCTAGAAGAAGCAGCAGAGGCCGAAGATGTGGAACTCTCATTTTTGGAAAATTAAAGACGTCTGTCCTTGGGCGTGGAAAGCCTGGAACGAGGACAAAATTAAAATTGTTGAGTTTAAAGAAATTCTTCCTCTTGACAATTATGATGCAATTGTTTATGAGTTCGAAGATGTAGATGAAGATTCCTTAGATGCTTATGTTGAAGAATTAAATGAAGAGTACGAGGAATATGAGTTTTTGTGGTCTCATCCAGACTACACAAAAGGCGGTAAAAATCAGACTCCTAAGCCTGTTATAATACAGCAAGATCGTAAGGAGCTTATGCGCTTACGAAAAGGACTCAAAAATGGCATTGACTAAAAAGCAAAAGAAATTACCAAAAGCTTTGCAAGAAGCAATTCTTCGTAAGCAAAAAGGTATGGGCAAAAAGAAAAAGCCTATGAAAGGCAAAAAGCGCGGAGGCAAAAAGCGCCGATCTAGAGGCTGAAGCCACTAGTTCTTACAAGTTTGTAAGCTATGAAACCTCCTCGCTATAAGACTAAGACTGCAGCTCGAAAAAAAGCTCGTAGTCTCGGACTAAAAGGCATTCACGGACACGGCAGAGGTAAAAACCGCATTTACATGCCAGGCAGTACTCACCCAGCATATGAGCGAGCACTGAAGAGAAAGAAGCGTGGCCGTAAGAAAGCGTAAAAGAAAAGCAGTTAAAAAAAGACCTGTGCCAACTAACAAAAAGTTGTACGCACGGGTAAAAGCAGAAGCAAAGAGACGATTTAAGGTTTATCCGTCCGCGTATGCAAATGGTTGGTTGGTAAGAACCTATAAGTCTCGAGGCGGAAAATACCGCATGGGAAAGTAAAATGGATTTAGTAATTGCATTTGTACTTGGGGCAGCTTGCCACTGGGCCTGGAAGCGTTGGGGCCATAACGTACTTTAATGGCTCGTAAACCCAAAGGCGGCTTGACCAAATGGTTCAAGGAAAGCTGGGTTGATATTTCCCGCCCGAAAAAGGGCGGGGGTTATATGCCTTGTGGCCGCAAGACTTCAAAAAAGGGTAAATATCCTAAATGTGTGCCCGCCGCAAAAGCTGCTCGTATGACAAAAGCCCAGATAAGATCAGCGATCCGCAGAAAGCGTAAAGCTGGTAATCCAGGAGGCAAGCCGACAAATGTAGCTACATTTGCTCGGAAGAGAAGAAAAAGTGGCCGTAAAAAGAAAAGGTAAAAAACGTGATCCGCGTTTAGCACGTGCAAGGGTAAAAGGGTACAACAAACCTCGTCGTACTCCTGGCCACCCGAAGAAGTCCCATATTGTTGTAGCAAAGGTAGGTGACAAAATTAAAACGATTCGATTTGGGCAACAAGGTGCTAAAACAGCAGGTAAGCCAAAAGCAGGAGAGTCAGAGGCAATGAAGCGTAAACGAGCATCTTTTAAAGCACGACATCGCAAGAATATTGCAAAAGGCAAAATGAGCGCAGCTTATTGGGCTGATAAGGTAAAATGGTAATGTTTCAACGTGAACTAAAAGAATTAAACTCAAGCTGGGCATATAAGTATGATATTGACCAGTATGCAAAACGTGAGCACTGGCAAATTATGAAAGAACACCCTTATGTAGGTGACTGTGAAGACTACGCGCTTACATTACTATACTTAATTAGTGGTAAGTCTATGTGGAGGTTTTGGTACTATTTAATTACCGGCAAAGCACAAATTCGTAGAGTTATTACAAAAAATGGAGGAGGACACGCTGTTCTTCGTTTTGGAAAGCACTGGGCAGACAACTGGACTAAAAAGTTTGTGTCATGGGAAGAGATGGAAAAACTAGGGCACAAGAAGTATTACTGGTTTTATCTTCCTCAAGACGTGGCACTCAAGCTACTTAAGGCAAAAATAAATGAAATTCGATAAAATCGCAGGAATCATAGGAAGCGTAGCACCTACAATCGCCACAGCACTCGGTGGACCTCTTGCAGGCACTGCCGCTACTGCAATTGCACAGGTTCTTGGCGTAAATGCACAAGATCCAAAAGCTCTCGAGAAAGCAATGATGAATGCTACTCCGGAGCAATTGACAGAAATTAAAAAAGCAGAGCTAAATTTTGAAGCTCGTATGAAAGAGTTAGATGTAGATGTCTTTGCTCTCGAGACTGCTGATATTCAAGACGCTCGTAAACGAAATAGTAAAGACTGGACTGCGCGAGTAATTGCACTTGGCACTGTATCAGCTTTTGCAGGGTATGTATTTTTAGTAACAATACAGCCACCTGATGCAAATAGCGAAGCTGTCATCAACCTTGTTCTAGGATACCTAGGTGGCATGGTGAGTGCAGTAATCAGTTTTTATTTTGGAGCAAGTCAAAAGCAGGACTAAGTCATGGCAGTACAAATAAGTCGAGCGGATATTATTTCCGAAGATATACTAGATTTACAATCTGAGACACGGTTTTTAAAACTGCCAGCAGAAGAGTATTTAGACTTGCTGGGCGTCACACCTCTACCGTCGCAAAAAGCTATAATAAATGCGATCAACAATCCGAAGTATCGTTTTGTCTGTGCAGCGGTTTCCAGACGACAGGGCAAAACATACATCGCCAACATCATAGGGCAACTAGTTTCATTAGTGCCCGGCTCTAACATTCTAATCATGTCACCCAACTACGCGCTGTCTCAGATTTCTTTTGATTTACAAAGAAATCTAATCAAACATTTTGACTTAGAGGTAGCAAAAGATAACGCAAAAGATAAAGTTATTGAGCTAACAAATGGCTCCACAGTTCGAATGGGTTCTGTAAACCAGGTTGATTCCTGTGTAGGTAGAAGTTATGATTTAATTATATTTGACGAGGCAGCGTTGGCAGACGGTAAAGATGCCTTTAATGTAGCACTTCGACCTACTCTTGACAAAGATAACTCAAAAGCTATTTTTATCTCGACTCCTCGAGGCAGGAACAACTGGTTTGCAGAATTTTTTGATAGAGGATTTAATGATGAATTTCCAGAGTGGTGTTCGATACGGGCTACTTATAAAGATAATCCGCGCATGTCTGAGTTGGATATACAAGAAGCTAAAAAATCTATGTCTGATGCAGAGTTTAGGCAAGAGTACGAAGCAGACTTTAACACTTATGAAGGACAAATTTGGGACTTCAATCATGAAGAATGCATTGTTAATAATGAGGAACTTGATACCCGTCGTATGGATGTATTTGCTGGTCTCGACGTTGGTTATCGTGATCCAACTGCATTTGTGGTCATAGCTTATGATTGGGATGAAGAAAAATATTACGTTTTAGATGAATACCTTGACGCCGAGAAGACTACCGAGCAGCATGCCGCTGTAATTCGAGAAATGAGCGACAAATGGGATATAGACTACATTTACATTGATTCCGCAGCCCAGCAAACTCGATTTGACTTCGCGCAGAATTACGATATTACTACCGTCAATGCTAAAAAGTCAGTTTTAGATGGTATCGCTCAAGTGGCAGGCATTGTTGACAATGATAATCTTTTAGTCGATCAAAGATGCGATGAAGTATTATCTTGTCTTGATCAGTACCAATGGGATCCTAATCCTAATCTAGCAAAAGAAAAGCCGAAACATAATCGCGCATCGCATATGGCCGATGCTTTGCGATATGCACTATATTCGTTTGAAACAAGTGCTACTGGGTTTTAGTGATACCTACAAAAAATAGTGTTTGACAATTTACCTTGAGGCAGCTATAATGCAAAGTATGAAAAAGCTCAAAAGAGATCCAGTAAAATACATCAGGGATCGAGCTAAATCAAAATATGAAAAAGGAAGTGAGTGCTACATTTGCGGAGAGCAAAATCAATTAGATTTTCACCACTTTTACACTCTAGCTCCGCTACTGAAACAGTGGTTAAAACAGAAGCAAAAAGAGCGTCCAGCCCACTACACTGATGAATACGTAGTAATTTGGAGAGACGAATTTATTGAAGACTGTTGGAAAGAATTATACGAAGATACTGTAACTCTTTGTCATAGA